GGTGATGGTTCATTTAAATTACTATCTAGTACACCTTGGGGTGAATCAGGGTTCTTCGCAACTACTGACTATTACGCTTACTACTTCGGAATTAGAACATTTAGAAACCCTGAAGCTGTAAACATAAATGTTTTTGCTACCCCAGGTATTGATTATGTTAACAACAGTAATCTTGTTGAAGAAACAATAGATATGGTTGAAACTGAAAGAGCAGATTCACTATATATTACAACAACACCAGATTACAATTTATTTGTACCAGGTTCAACAATAGCTTCAAATATAATACAACCTACAGAAGCTGTAGATAATTTAGATTTGACTGGTATTGATTCTAACTATACGGCAACATATTACCCATGGGTACAATATAACGACCAAGAAAATAACACTAGAGTATGGTTACCACCAACATATGATGTTATGAGAAATATAGCATTGACTGACAATATTTCATTCCCATGGTTCGCATCGGCAGGTTATACTAGAGGTATAGTAAACGCGGTTAAAGCTAGAAAGAAACTTACTCTTGATGAAAGAGATACGTTATACGCTGGTAGAATTAACCCAATTGCTACATACTCTGATGTTGGTACAATTATTTGGGGTAACAAAACTCTACAAACTAGACAATCAGCTCTTGATAGGATTAATGTTAGAAGGTTGTTGTTACAAGCTAGAAAATTAATTTCAGCTGTGGCAGTAAAACTACTTTTCGAACAAAATGATGAACAGGTGAGAAACGAATTCTTAGATTTAGTTAACCCAATATTAGATTCTATTAGAAGAGAAAGAGGTTTGACAGACTTTAGAGTTGTTCTTTCTGATGACCCACAATTAATTGACCAAAATACTTTGGAAGGTAAGATTTACATAAAACCAACTAGGTCTCTAGAATTTATAGATATAGAATTCTTGATTACACCTACTGGAGCTTCTTTTGAGAATATATAAAAAATAAAAAACATTAGAAAATGAAATATAATTATAGTAAAAAACATTTGGTGGAAAGTTTGGGTTATAACGTTAAGTTTAAAAACACTTACGGTGACACACCACAAAATATTAAATTGACCGAAAAACAGTTTAAAAGATTAATGGAAACCTACATGGACTTCGAAGAAGAAATGCATAAGGATTTACATGAACTTAATTTTGGAGATGACGGTGGTTTAAATTTACCTTCAGATGTAGACATGAGTACTGAAGATTTTAATGAAGAATACGATATGACTGATGATGGTTACCTTAGAGACGAATTTGACGGTAGGGATTCTGAGGTTGTTGGTGTTTATTCTGACATTAATAAACAAAGATATGGTGGTAAAAGAATGCCAGGTGAAGGTTTCTACGGTGAATTTAACGGATTCGTATCCGAAACTAAAAACTTATCACCAAGACAAAAACAAAGATTACTAAGTGAAGCTAAAAGAGAATTAAGAAGGAGAGAATTACAAGAACAAAGATTACTAAGTGAAGCTAAAAGAGAATTAAGAAGGAGAGAATTACAAGAACAATCTTACCCAAATTTTGATTTTGATAAAAAAGAAACTTCTGGTGTTTTAAAACCAACAAAATCTGAAGGTAAAGAATGGTCTAAATGTGTTGTATACAATAGTAAAGCAAAAGTTTCTAAGGATAAAAATTCTGGAAGAAGTATATACATTATAGATGGTATTTATTTCTATGTCGATGGTACGGCTAGATATTACGATAGGTCTACCGGTAAGATTGACACATATAACTACATTTGTAGTGGTGAAGATACGGTATTAACACACCCAAAAACTAAAAAGAAGTTAGTCGTTAAACAAGGAAAAAGTAAAAAAGCAGATACAGTTCAAGACGTGATTAAAATTTCACCAAAAGAAGGAGTTTACGTATTTGATGTATCAAATTTAGATAACGTTGATTTTGAAGGACAAGGTAAAAATTGTGTTATTGATATTTCTTTAACGAATAATAAAGACGCTGACGGTAAAGGTTTCGTTATGTTTAGTAAAGACGGTGGTGTTTTATTAAGCCCAAACAATAAATATGAAAAAGATTTCAACTACATTTATTATAGTGATGGTTCATTTGCTGAACAAAAAGAAATGACTATGGGTGTCGAAAAGAAAGATAAAGTTGGTTCTTGGGCATGTAAAGCTGGTAAAATAACTAGACAATACTATGATGAATATGAGGAACCAATAGTTAAAAAACAAGGTAAGAAAAAAATAAGTAAAAATTTAAAGAGAGGTAGTCGTGGTGAAGAAGTTAAACAAATGCAATTATTACTTGGTAGAATTTTAGGTGTTGATGGTGTAACTATGAGTGCGATAGGTTGTAAAAACAATTACGATTATACGACTTGTGATGGTATTTTTGGTAAGAACACTGATAAATATGTTAGACAGTTTCAGGAAAAAGAAGGACTTGTAGTTGATGGTATAGTAGGACCTAAAACATTTGCTAAACTGGTGGAACTTAATCCAAAAACAGAATTAACTACTGACGATACTAAATTCACTGACGATGAAGAACTTGTTTTAGAGAGTAAACTAGACGTACATGATATGATGAAAAGAATGAATCTATTATAGATATAAAACATTTCAAAATTTTAAAGAGTCTATTTTTTAGACTCTTTTTTTTTACCTATAATTTTATTTTTTTACTTAAAAAGTATATATTTGTATTGAACTTTTAAAAAAATTATATGAAATTGGCATTATTTGATTTTGATAACACATTATTTAAAACACCTTATGACGAAGACCCAGACTATATGGATAAACCAGAAAGTTTGTTTATTAGAAAATGGAACTTTAAACCAATATCTGAAACAATAAGAATTTTTAGAAAAATAAAAAAAGACCCAGCAACTAAGGTTATACTTTTAACTAATAGAATTGATTCTGTCTTAAATGAAGTTAAAAAAATATTAAAACTACACGACTTAAATTTTGATTTTTATGAACCAATAAAAGGGGTAAGTGGTGATAGGTCTAAGGGTAATAGACTAGTAAAATTATTAGAAAAGTATGAAAACGTTTCAGAGGTAGAGTATTGGGAAGATAAGGATAAACATATTGAGGACGTAGAAAATGTTATGTTAAATTACCCAAAAGTAAAATTAAAAATAAACAAAGTAACTATTTAATTTTATGAATTCGACCAACTGGTCTTTCATCAAAACTTAAATCACTTGTATTATCAACAATCCAATAGTTGTTAACCATAGGTATTAAATCTTTAACCACTTCTCTTACTTTTTCATGGTAATCAATAACCATGTCTATAGGTAGACTTCTATCTCTTTGTGCATTCCTTTCTAAAGCTTTATCTATGTCGGTAACAACGTGAACTATTGTAACGTCAAAACCATTTTCTTTAGCTAAATTAATAACATCGTACATAACTTCACGTTGTCCACCACCAGCGTCATAAACAACGTTTGGCATGTAATTTCTTTCAACGTCTAAAAAGTTTTTTAAGAATTTTATAGTTAAATTTCTTGGGTCTGAGGTTGTGTAAGACATATCCAATATTTTTTGATAGCCTTCTTCTGTGGAAATATTTTCTTTCCATTCATCACCCCATAATTTTTTAGCTAAAGAAACTCTATAATTATCAACGTTAAATTGTTTATAGTCTGGTAAATCTATAAAGTTTTTAGTGACATAACTTTTGCCCGCACCAGGTCCACCAGCTATAATTACAAAATTACCATAAGGTTTTTCGAACCCAACAACCTTAGATTCTACTAACATTAATTTTTGTATTCTATATATTTCTTTTAATAACATAACATTATATAAATATATTTATATGGTGTAATTAACCAATAAAGTTTATCTATATATTTATATAAAAAAGAAAAACGTAAAATGTTAAATAATAGGATAAGACAAATACTTAGAGAATATACTGAAGAAAAAATATTAAACGAGTTAGCTAAAACAAATCGTTTATTAGTTTTAGATGTTGATGATACATTATTGAAACCTTCGGGTGTTTATATCTACCGAAAATTACCTTCAGATGAAGAGGAAGTAGCGTTAACACCTTACGAATATGGTTTAGAGAGTGTTACCCCCGAAACTAAAGAATTCTACGATTACAGGGATTTTATAAACCTTGAAAAAACAAGAAAATCAATAGAACAGGCTGAACCTATCGTAGCTAATTTATCTGTTATGGATGATTATCTTAAAATGGGACATCAAATAGCTATCTTAACAGCTAGGTCAAATGAAGATTTGGTTTACGAGTCTTTGAAAAAATGGTTAATGTACAAAAACAGAAAAGGTGATTTAATACCTATCGGTGATAGACTATCTAGAGAAAATGTTTACGCTGTCAATGATTCTTATAGAATGAGCACATTAGACGCTGAAACTGATTATGAGAAAAAGTCTGAGATAATGGCTAAACTTGTTGAAATGTATGATGAAGTTGTATTCATAGATGATGACATGAAAAATATAAAGCAAATGATGATATTAAAAAGAAGCTTACCAGAACCATTATCTAAGAAATTATTTGTTATGCACGCTAAAGAATAATAGCAAATAATATATTTATATAATATATAAAGCGGATTTGCTTAATGAATAACAATTATAAAAATAAAGTAAAGAGTTGGAATAATACATTTTTTGAAACTCACATATTTATTATAAAATAACAATAGAAAACAAAAACAAACAATATGGCTGATTTATTAATGAAAATGCCCATACCTTATGAACCTAAAAGAAAGAATAGGTTTATTTTGAGGTTCCCATCTTCTTTAGGTATTAATGAGTGGTATGTGGAAAGCACATCAAGACCGACAATCAACATTAACTCAGTAGAAATTCCATTTTTAAACACATCTACTTATGTTGCTGGTAGATTTACTTGGAACACCATTAGTGTTACATTTAGAGACCCAATCGGTCCTTCAGCCGCTCAAGCTTTAATGGAGTGGGTAAGACTACACGCTGAATCTGTTACTGGTAGAATGGGTTATGCTGCTGGTTACAAAAAAGATATTGACCTTGAAATGTTAGACCCTACAGGTGTTGTTGTTGAAAAATGGATACTACAAGGTACATTTTTAACAGATGTTAACTTTGATAGTTTAGGTTATAGTGATGATGCTATTGCAACAATATCCGCAACTCTTAGACCAGATAGATGTATTTTAGTTTACTAATATAGACAATATAAAGATACCAATTATAAAACCTACACTTAACTGTGTGGGTTTTTTTATTTTAAAAATAAAAGTATTTACTTATTGTATTGATAACATAAGTTTTATTGGTTATGGTAAATAAAATCAAAACATAAAATATAAATTATTTAAATTAAATGGACCCAAGAGAGTATTCAGACCCATCACAAGCAAATATACCTTACGACATAGTAACTTTACCGTCTAAAGGTATGTTTTATAAAAACAAATTAGATTCAGTTAAAGTAACCTATTTAACCGCTTCAGACGAAAATTTGTTAAGTTCACCGAACATAATTCAGAATGGAAATATAGTTGATGAACTTTTAAGAAGAAAAATTTTAGGAAGTGAAGTTAATATTTCTGAAATGTTAGAATGTGATAAACAAGCTGTTTTAATATTTTTAAGGAATACCGCTTTTGGACCAATATATGAGTTTACACTAACAGACCCAAAAACTAAAAAAACTTTTGAACATTCACACGACCTAAGTAACGTTACAATGAAAGACTTTAATTTGGTAGCTGATGAAAAAGGTGAATTTTCTTTTTTATTACCAGTTACTAAGAAAAATGTTAAATTCAAATTTTTAACGTCACAACAAGAAAATGAATTATCTGACATTGATTCACAATATGGTGGAAGGATAGCACCTAAAATAACTAAACGATTAGAATATTTAATTCAAGAAATCGAAGGTGAAAGAGATAAAGGTAATTTAGCACAGATGATTCAATCAATGCCAATAAAAGATTCTCAGGAATTTAGAAATTATGTTAAAGATAATGAACCTGGGTTGGATTTAAAAGTAACAGTTAGGGCACCGTCAGGAGAAGAGGTCACAACTTCGGTTGTGCTTGGTGCCCATTTTTTTCGTCCTTTCTTCGGATTATAGACAAAACGTTTTAGATGAAATTTATTATTTGGTTAAGTTTGCTAACTTTAATCACGGTGACGTATTGAACATGCCTGTTTATGAACGTAGATACTATCTCAATAAACTTATTGAAGAATTTGAAAAGAAAAAAGAAAATATTGAGAAACAAAAAAACAAATCACGTTTTTAAAATAATTAATTAATCTATTTATAGGTAAATAAAATAAGATTATGGCAACACCTATAGATTTAAAAGAAGCTTTACAACAGAATATTCCTTGGGTTGGACTTAAAAATCTCAAACAAACTGCTATTAACAATGGTTTTGATGAAAATTCGTGGAATAAATTACTTAAACAAACTTCAGCTACAAATCAAGCTTCAAGTTATAACGAGGAGTTCAATAGTGGGTTAGATACTGGTAATCGGAAGCTTGATTCAATATTAAGTAAATATCAGAAACTTTTCAGTACCGGAACAAGTGGGGAGATTAAACTAAAAGCTTTAAGAGATATTGGTATAGAGGCTTTAGAAAAAGAAGATAAGATAAGGAAACAAATCATACAGAATGTAGGTCAAGTAGGTGCGTTACAAAGAATACAAAGTGAAAATATATTTAAAGCTTCAATAGAAGCACAAAGGTATGGACTCGATTTGGATGATGTTTTAAGTACTTCAAGGCAAATAACCAAAGAGTTGGGTAGGGGTCAAATTATTTCAGAAGAAGATATAGCAAGAGCTACCATTTTTGGTGAAGCTATGGGATTATCGGAGTATAGTGTAGCCGAAATGATTAAAGGTTTCGACCAAATGGGTTATTCTATAGAAACTGCTATAGATAAAGGTAATGAAATGGCTACCGTCGCAAGACAAATGGGTGTTAATACTGGAGATTTTATTGAAACAATAGCTGGTAAAATGGACATGATGAATACCTATAATTTTTCTGACGGTGTTAGAGGTTTTGCTAGAATGGCGGCACAGGCACAGAAATTAGGTATTAGTATGTCAACAACAGCCTCATTAGCTGAAAAAGTTATGGACCCAGAAGGGGCTATAGAATTAGCCGCAAATTTACAAGTACTTGGTGGTGCAGCTGGAGACCTAGCTGACCCATTTAAATTAATGTATATGGCGACTAACGACCTAGAAGGTTTACAAAATTCGTTAGTCCAAGCTGGACAAGAACTTGCTGTATTTAATGAAGAAACTGGTGAAATATCGTTCCCACCAACAGCACAAAGACAATTACGTGCTATGGCAGATGTGCTAGGTATGAATAAAGAAGAATTAGCTTCAATGATTAAATTACAAACTAAGTTTCAATCTATGCAAAACCAATTTTCTTTAGATTTACAAGCTGAAGAAGGTTTACAAGATTTCGTAACTAGTATCGCTAGTTTGAATGAGGATGGTAAATATGAAGTAAAATTAGAGGGCGGTGCGGTTGAATTAGAAGATTTGGGTAGTGAACAAATCGAAGAATTGAAAAAACTTAGAGAAGAACAAGCAGAACTTGATAGAACATCAGAAAAAGATTTGTTGATACAACAAAACGGTATTTTAGATAACATAGCTAACGCACTTTTAAGTGGTGAAGCAGCGATACAATTCGGAATAACTGAAGGTATTAATTCAGATGAGTTAACCACTACATTTAACAAAGCTATTAGTAAAGCTTTTAGTAGTGGTGAATTAACAGAATTGGGTGAATCTATGGCTGGTTTTATTAAAACTGGTATTGAATCTGTTTTTGGGACTAGTACTGAGGGTATAAGTGGTATGGCATCTGATTCAGCTAATTTCATGCAAGCTTTTCTAGGTACTGGGGTAAGTTCAATTAGTGACCTTTTCAAAAATATGACTAACGCTAATATTGAATTACAACAAGCTGACCTTAATGTTACTAATTTGAATATTAAAGGTAAAGATGTTAATGACTTTCAGTTATCACAAGGTGAAGCTAAAGCTGTGTTAACTGATGGTGGATTCTTATTACCTTCAGTTAATGATACGGTTACTGGTGTCGATTTAACAGCTGGAGCTAAAGGAACAAATATTGGTCCTTTGATTGGTAGTACTATGGGTGTACCAGAAAAAACTGTTAATGTTAAATTTTCTGGGATGCCTTCTAAAATACCATTAGAACTTAATGGTGTAAATATGGGAGATTTCAATTGGAGAGCTTTGTTGGGTAATTCTCTTTTTATGCAATATTTAAAATCTGCTTTGATAGACACTAACCTTACTACGGCACTTGACTTTAATAATGAAAACCAAACTTCTAGGTATTTTAATATGGATGGTGATACGTTTGGTTAGTCTAGTATTTTGATTTAATAATATTTATAATAAAAATAATGTACTATGCCGGGGTCTCCACAAAATAATAATTTTTCACAACTAAGTTTTTCAGGAACTAAAGCACTTAGAGATTTACTTTTAACAAAAAACTTACCAAACCCAGAGGGTTTAGGACCTTACGGTAATTTCACAAATTCAACTTATTCTGTCACTTCATTAACAGTTAAGGATGTTATAGACCAACCTACAGTCGAAGAAAATTCTGAATTATTTTTAAATAAACTTTATTTGAATAATGCTTATGGTCCTGAAGGTGGATACACTGACTTCATAAAAATATACACAACAAGTCAAGGTGTACCAAAAGTTAACGAAGGTATTTATCCTAATTTTACAGCACCAGAAACTGGTACAGGATTATTTGGTGAAAACCCTTTTAGGTTGGTTGGTAGATACTATTCACCAACAGATATATTATTTGGTGTGTCAGCTGAAGGACTTTTATCACAAACGTTACTACAAGACAGTGAATTACAACAATTAGGTGCTATACAACTTAAAAAAGAATTTGAAGAAAGAATAGCTCAAGAATTATATCAAGAAACTATAGGTAGGTTAAGTTTTGTTGATGCGTTAAAAGACCCTGTAGACGCTTTAGATATTGTCACTGGTAGACAACCATTGATAGATAGGAATTATAGTATATCACAACCTAAATCTATTATTGGACAAGGTTTAGATTTTGTTTCAAGACTTACGGGAGTTTATGTGCCGTATTCTTATATACCTGGTGATTATTTTGAACTTGAACCACCTAGAGCTCTTAGTGATGCTGAAAAAACAATTTCCGATGTTACTGGCATATTAGGAAGTTTAATAGGTATACCTAGAAGGAGACAATCACCTTCACAAAGATTTTTGGAATATACTAGTGAAGGTACAAAATCCAAACTTTTTAAAGCTATTAGGTATAATAAGTATGGACCACAATATGGTGAAGGAGCACAAGCACAAACAGCTATTGGGGCAGCATTTGGTGAAGTTATAGACTTTGTTGGTGGTGGAATATTGGGATTTGGTAATAACCCACCTAACCCACCACAATACGTTGGTGGACCAAGAAATAGAATTGAGGACATGGTTAGTCCACCTACAAATACATATGCTGGTAAAAAATATGTACCAATGTTTGGACCAGATGCTGTAGCAAAAGAATTTGATACAAATGATTATGACTTTGGTATGAAAGGTAGGACCTACGCAAATCAAGGAAATGTACCTGGTGGTTTTACTTGGTTTAGTGATAAAACACCTGGTGATGGTTTTTTAAATAGTATACCATCTTCATTTAACTCTAATGTTGATAATAACAGAGTTGGTCCTCAAGAACCTGGTGCTTCACAAGGACCAGAAGGTTCAACCGACAATACAACTAGATATCAGACACCCAATAATTACGACAATAGTAAATCAACTAACTATTCTTTTAGAGAGGATAGTATAATGGATGTAACACAACAGATTATAGATTCAGTACCTAAAGGTGGAGCTGCTTTAAAATCAGTCTCACACGCTATGAATCAAGTTAGTAAAGTGTTCAATGATGGATATAAAGAATTAACTAAAGGTTCTAGAGTTAGAAGATATGTAAATACAAACCCAATTGGTGAAGGTGTTGAAGAAGCTAGAGAATATTGTAGAGTTTGGACTAAAGACGTACCTTACTACACATATGATAGGTTAGTTAAAACTAGCATGAACCATAGAAAAGAAACTTATTCTGTTTTAGATAGTCCGTTTAATTTAAATATTGCACCATATAGAACTAACGAATCTGGTAAAGGTTCTACTAATATTGTTGACGGTAAGGTAAAAAAATACATGTTTTCTATAGAAAACTTAGCTTGGAGAACTAGTGGTGAACCTGGGTTTACATATGATGATTTACCGTCATGTGAAAAAGGACCTAATGGTGGTAGAATTATGTGGTTTCCACCTTATGATTTAAGTGTTAACGAATCTAGTTCTGCTAGTTGGACTGACAATAACTTTTTAGGTAGACCAGAACCAATATATACATATAATAATACTAGTAGGACTGGTAGTTTAAATTTTAAAATAATAGTTGACCACCCAAGTATTCTTAATTTATTAGTTAGGGAAGAATTGAAAAGTTTAGGTGATGCTCAAACAGACGCTTTAATCGATTCATTTTTTGCTGGTTGTAAAAAATATGATATATTTGATTTAGCTAGAAAATGGCCACAGTTTTCAGTTAATGAATTAGCTTCACTTAACGAACAATTAAATACAGCTGGTTTAACTAGAAGAACCACTAGAGAAATCATAAACGAATCAGCCACTGAAGAACCACAAGAACAAACACAACCTAATTTACCAGAACTAGAAGCTGGATTAACTTTCTATTTTGACAACGATTACCCAAACCCAAATAGTAGAAGTACCACAACAGATGTTAGTTATGTTGCTTGTGCTGAAGGTAATCAATCTAGTTTCGGACAGTATTTAGTACCTGGTGGAACATCTTTTCAAGCTCAAATAGATAGAGCTAGTGACGATAATAAACAAGGGTTAACTGAATTTTTCCAAAATAAAGCTTATATAGAATATCAAGACAAATGGCCAAAATTCGCTAGAGATTTAAAAACTATATTAGACGCTGGTAAAGATAATATAACATTACTTTTTGAAGGTTCAGCTAGTTCTGTAGCGGCAAGTAGTTATAATGAAAATCTTTCAAAAAGAAGGATAGATTCTGTAAGGAATATGTTCAAAGAGTATCAAATTGATGGTAAAAACGCATTTTCAACTTATATAGATAACGGTAATTTAAAAATAGCTCAAGACCCAAAAGGTGAATCCTTGTGTCAAAACACTGGTGAAGCGGGTGAAGTTGGTTCAGTGTACTCTGCACCAGCTGCGGATTGTAGGTATGTTAGAATTTCTTCAATAACCCCAGAACCTATACCACAACCAGAACCTGAACCAGAACCAAAACCACCTGTTGATAGAAAAAGAATTAGACCTATCCAACAACAAAATCAATTAAATATTGAGAAAGATAGGAATACAAGAAGAGAAATAGCTAACAAAATATTACAAAAAATGGTTACTGAATGTAACTATTTTGACATGATACAAGCAAATCAAGAAAAGAAAGATAAATTTATTTATGATTCTTTAAAAGAAAAATTTAAATTTTTTCATCCTGGTTTTCATAGTATAACACCTGAAGGTTTAAACAGTAGGTTAACATTCTTGAATCAATGTGTTAGACCTGGTGCTACCATACCCACAGTTGTTGATGAAGGAGGAACTTTAAACACTTCTGTTGATGCAAAGAATACTTCATTTGGGGCACCACCAATATGTGTGTTAAGAGTAGGAGATTTCTACCATACAAAAATAGCTATAGACCAAGTTTCATTCACTTACGATGAAAACTTATTGGATTTAAATCCAGAAGGTATAGGTGTACAACCTATGATTGCTAGTGTTAGTATTACTTTTAAATATATTGGTGGACAAGGTTTAAAAGAACCCGTTAATCAATTACAAAACGCATTATCTTTTAATTTCTTCGCCAATACTGAAATGTATGACGAAAGAGCTGTATTTACTGTCACTGACGACGACCCAGATGAACAAAAATGGATACAAGATAATAGTGAATTGATAAATAATACTGGTTTAAATGACCCAGAAGGTGAAGCTGATAAAGTAGATGAAAATGATACGTCAGATAATGATGGACTCACTATTGGTGATAGGACAAATTCTTCTGAAGGTGTTAGTGGACAAACTGGAACTATAAATTATAAAAATAATTGGAATGATTTAAGTAGTTCAGCCTATGATTATATTTTAAGCACCAACAGTGATTTATTTGATTTCACTAGAAGTAATAACTACGCTAGTGTACCATTATTCTTTTCTAAAAAACAATTATTTGAAGGAAAATATTATAGTGCTACATCCACTTCTTTTGATGAAAATGATGGTAAACTTATAGGGGCTTCGTTAGATTGGGAAATTAGACTTAAAGAGTTAGGGGACTCATATACCTCAAACATTGAAAATGGTGCGACATATATACAAAGTATTGCTGATGGATTATTACCAATACAAGAAGAAAGTTTGAAAGAATTTTTACTAGACGAATTAAGTATGTCTTTAGCTAATTTTGAACAAATATTTACACAATTAAATTCAGATTTAAGAGATACTACTTTAAATTATGTTAAAAATGTGAATGCACTTAATGTAGTCAATAGACGAGCTGATGGGTATGGTGAAAATGGTAAATGGACAACATTTAATTTAAGTGGTGGTACTGGAACTTATGGAACAACTAGTGGTGATACTTTACAAGAATTAGGACTAGATTACAAGTACTTAACTAATTTATTAACTTTTTATAGTAGTCTATATAATGGTGATAGTGGTAATATTCAAATACAAGCTTCAAATACGTTCACCGCAGTTTTGGCCGCAACACTAAATATAGCTGTAAGTTCTGAATTAACAAAATCCGATAATTTTGAGATAACAGGATTTCCAATATCACCAACAGTAACAAATAATTTTAAATCACAAACAAGTTCATTACTTGAACCATTTATAATGGAATATATTTTATTCGGTAAAGATTTAATTGATAAGTCTACTGTTGATTCCTTGGTTTCTGATAATATAACACCATTTAAAGAAAATAATACAAATTATAGTAATGGAACAGCTAGTTTTATAACTAGGATGGTACAAGCTATATACCCAATAACACCAATACCAGAACCTCCTTGGGTTACTAAATTTAGAAATGACACATCTAAAGCTATTAGTTTAAATGAAAATTATTATTTAAATAGTTTATTAGCTATACAACAAGCTTTTGTGGACGTAGTTATACCAGAAAGTGTAAGTACCTTACCACAAGGTTTGACAACTTTGACGTATGGAACTGGTCTAACTGATTTAAAAGATGATAAACCACGCGAGATGACGTATGAAGAAGTTGTAGACCCACAACTTGAAAAATATATAAGAGAAAACGCTAGTAACAAAAATCAAGGAGACCCAAGTAGTTTTAATTTAAAATTCGATTAATATGGCAAGATATTACAACAGATATACCGATTTCAATGTTAACGGACAAAACTTAACTGTTCCATTTATAAAATTACCTTCTTTGTCTACGGATAAAAAATTTATATATAAAGTTGGTAAGTCTAGATTAGATAAAGTTAGTGAACAATATTATGGTACACCTTATTTTGGTTGGTTAATTTTGCAAGCAAATCCACAAGTTGGTGGATTAGAATGGGATATTAAAGACGGACAAGTATTGATTGTTCCGTTTCCTTTAGTAGCTTCTTTACAAAATTATAAACAAGCTGTAGATGATTACTTCTTTTTTTATGGTAAAAATTTACCATTAAAAGAATACCCAGTACCAAATGTTGGTACAAAAAATATGTTTAATAATGGTAACGGAAGTACTTCTGTATCAACATTTTAATTTAGAAGTTAAATATGCCAGATGGAATTAGTAATAGTGACAATATTTTAGTAGAGTTTTCAGAAAATAACATTTTATTAGTTGACCCTAATAGGGTTTTTGAAAGTGGACAAATAAAAGATAGGTTAGTCAAGTCTGAAGAACTTGTTATTTATGCCAGTTTAAAAGCTAGGGTAGTACCTAGAAGTAAACTAATAACTGGCGCGGGCGTGGATAACCAAACCCCAGAAGCTTTTGTTGATGTTTTCGAAGGTGAGATAAATTTCTTAAAACCAGGGAATAAAGATTATTTAACTACCGATTGGACCGACGTTCAAACCGGTAAAGGATTTGCTACCGCGGGTGGAGCACTTAACCAAAGAGTTCAAAATACATTTACAGACCCAAGAACGGGTGAAGTAAGTGTTAGAGAAGAAATTTTAAATAAAACAGAATCAGAATCTTTTGGTATTAATAGTATTTCAGTAACTTTAAACAGAGCTTTTACACCGATAGTCACTATAACTTTTACTGATGTTAGGGGTCAAACACTTTTTGAACAAGGACCTAATTCACCGTATGCTGCTTTTTTCCAACTACCTTATCCACTATTTAAATTAAAATTAAAAGGGTACTATGGTAAAGCTGTGGAATACCAACTAATGTTGGAAAAATTTAACGCATCTTTCGATGCAAGTACTGGTAACTACAATGTTACTTGTAATTTTAAAGGTAGGGTTACAGCTTTATTGGCGGATTTAACATTACAGGAATTGAGGATTGCACCATATATGTTCGCTAGGTCATATGAAATAGAAAGTGATGAAGATGGGACTAAAGAAACTTTTTTAAATAGTAAAGGTAGGCAAATTTTGAGTCAAGTGTATGAATCCTATAAATCAAGAGGTTTAATAAGTGATTCGTTACCAGACTTAACAATAGATGATTTAATAAGTAAATTAAAAGAGTTAGAGACTGAAATAGAAAAAAAATTAAAGAGTTATAATTTAAATTCTTTAGATGATATTGAGAAATATGATAAGTTTGTAACGTTATATAGAAATAAGGTGTTAACTTCTGGTGGTTGGAGAAGTAGGTATATTGATACTGACATAAATTCTGTTACAGGTCCACAAGTTGATACAGAAACAGGTGTAGCTTTCTACCAATTTAAAAAAGTCTACAGAGAAGACCCAGTTAAACAAAAAGAAGCTTTTGAAAATTTAAAAAAAATAGTAGATGAAGGTAATAAGTCTTTATTGAATAATAATACGTTTGGTCAAAGTGGTAAACAATCTATACCAGTAGATATAAAAGTAGAAGATTTACAATCAGCACCACCAAAAGGTTTTGAAGATAGTACAGCCAATTGGTTTGTTTTTAATATATTTGATGAAAAAATAGGTAAAATAATAACTGTTTTTAATACTAAAAGAACTGAAATAGAATCACAATTAACTACAGCTATAAATTCCGTAGTTATAGAATCTTTAGGTTTTACACCAACAGTTAGAAATATATTCGCAATATTCATATCACATGCGGATACTTTTTTACGGTTGATGGATGAGACACATTCACAAGCTTTTAGTGTTAGGGATGAAATAGATAGGTTAAACGCTGTTAAAGGACCTAATAACCCAAGTAGTGAAGATGAGGATACTTTAGTTTATCCTTGGCCACATTATTACCTACAAGAAACTGACGAAAATGGACCACAATATGTTAGTACGTATCCTGGAGCTATTAAAGTTTTGGGTGAAACAAAAGCTTATGATTCGAATTTATGGCCAGAAGTAAATTTTGTTGAAGAATTTTTTAAAGCTCAAGTTATTAGTAATTCAGATAATAAACCAGAGTTTCAGTTAAATAGCGTTGGTGGTAATTGGATTCCAATAACTTCTTTTGAACTTGGCGAAGAACAGGTTTATGTTAATAAATCTATAGTACCGTTCAACTATGAAATTTGGGATAGGTCTGTTGTTTTCACAGTATTTTCAGGTTTATCTACTAGACTTAAAGAAAACGTTAGTCAAAATACATATTATGAATTATCTAAAATAGAAGCAGCCAATATAAAAGAATATTTAACTGGACTATTAGATTTAAATGAATTGTTAAAAAATCAA